GAACACATCAGCACCTTGTGTGACCGCAGTACTGAAACTGGCAATACCCGGAGTGGGTTTACGTTGTCCAGTTTTGTCTGTGAATTGATACACAGCCACGCTGAGCTTGGGGCCAGCCGGCAAAGGCACAGAATCAAATTCTCGTTGTAGTTTGGTTGGCACCAGTTCAGGCTTGTGCTCAACACCCATTTTCTGCGTGGTAGCACAACCAGATAATATAGCCGCAAGCACCAAGGATAATAGTATTTTCATGTCAGTTGGTCATTGTAAAACTACCTAAGGGCACAGTTATAGTGGTTATGTTGCCCACATTGTCAGTTACCTGTAGCAGTATCTGATTGGGATTGGTTGGATCTTTGCTCCAGCGTATGGTATTGCCTTGGAAATTCATGGTTCCGCCGCAGGGTTGTCCTGCGCTACAGTTGTTGTTGGCAAACATAGCAGTGGCCAAGTTTTGACTGATCTGTGCGTAGATTCTTGATTCCAAATTGGTCAAAAATTGGTTGATGGGATTACTGGCCGCTGTGGCTATCGCCTGTTGTTGTGCTGATTGTAGCGCACTTAGCACAGCCTGTTGTCTAGTATACTGTTCGTTTTCTATGGTCAGCTGATATGTACCATAGCCCGAACCGTTGAAACTGGGGCTTTTGAATGTGAAATCTGGCAGTGGAGCTGTATGCCCCAAGGGCATAAACACAAAGATCACGAGTAGAGTTATTATCTTATTCACTTAGTATTTAGCCATAGCATGGCTTAAAACTAGTGCTATATAATTATTTTGCTATAATACCAGTCCAGTCATCACCTGGATCATTTTCTTTAAAAATTACAATTCTTTGTGATAAAATTTCGTAAAATGAGTCTAATTCTTTCCCCCATCTTCCCAATAAATGAGAAATTGCTTGTTCACAAAATTCCCAGTTTTTCTTTTTATATTCCGTCATTAAATTATTATGTAAATCTTTTAAATGAGCTAACATACTTATTTCGTCAATAGGCATATTTTCCACGGCGCAATACATGGTTATGGGATTACTAGATTTAATAGTAACAGTATCTAATTCTAGTATAACATATCTAGTTCTCAATAGATCTGCTTCTTTAGTTCCAAAAATAATATTCATTGTTAAGTTCCTATTAAATAGTTATCTTACTTTACATTCTTATAAAAATTTTATGATATTTTCTTTTGATTTAATTTCCGATATACATCGAGAAACCTGGGACAATTTTGATTGGGAAGGACAACCCACTGCTCCTTATTGTGTAGTAGCCGGAGATATTGCTAGAGATAGAGCTTTAGTAATTGATACACTTGAACAGTTAGGCGAAGCTTATTCGGCTGTCTTTTACATAGACGGCAATGATGAACATAAAGATTATTCTGCCTATCTTACTCAAAGTTATAGAGAACTTCGTGAACTAATAAAAAACGTACCCAACGTAATTTATATACAAGATAACGTAATAATTATTAACGGTGTTGCTTTATTGGCTACTAACGGGTGGTGGACCTATGATTTTGATATGAATTTAGACTTACAGCAAAGTTTAGAGTGGTTAAAATCAAAAGAAAATATCATGGCTAGTTCTGCTGGAAATTATACAATAGAAGCATTTAATGACGCCGCATATTTAATTAACAGTGTTCAAAGATTACAAACACAAAATGATGTTAAAGCCATTGTATTAATAACTCATACCGTACCAAATGTCAAAATCATTCAACATGATTTAGAATTAATTGACACATGGAGATTCAATTCAATGGGTAATTCACATTTAACTACAGTTTTAGATCACGATACGGAAAACAAAATTAAAACTTGGTGCTTTGGTCATTATCACAGATCAGTAGATAGAGTTATCGACGGCATTAGATACGTAAGTAATCCTAGGGGTAAAGGCAATACTGAATACTCACAAGTTGCTTACTACCCCAAAAGGATTAGTGTACAATACTAACTAGCTTCTGGTTCTAATTTAACTTGTAAAGGAAAGTTTTTTGATCTAGCAGATATGGTAACTTCTACACCTTTTTGTTCTGCTATTTCAAATGGAAGAACAGCAACTACGGCTGAACCAGCTTCGTGTATATCTTGAGTAATTTTAACAGCAGTTTCTGGATTGTAATTAAAAAACGTCATTAATGATTCTATAACAAAATCCATTGAAGTGGCGTTATCATTTAAATAGATTACCTTGAATAAAGGCGGTTCTTTAATTTCATTATTGATTTGTATTTTTGGAACAATATCTACACTTGTTGTCATTACTAGTCCTTTGTTATGTGAGGGACGGTGTCCCTCACTGTATTTACTATTATACTACGATTCGTAAGTTATAGCAATCGATTTGGGTTTCTTACTTTCAGGAATGATACGCTCTAACTTAATAGTTAAAATACCATCTTTAATCATAGCACTTAATACTTCAACATGCTCTGCCATAGGAAATGTTCGTATAAATCTACGACTACTTATTCCATGGTAAGTGTACTCGTAATGTTCGGGCATAACTTCAGGTTCTTTTTCGCCAGTAATTACTAAAGTATCTTCTTGGACTTTGACTTCAATCTCACCTTGTGTAAATCCTGCTACAGCTATTTGTACTTCTACAGTATTTTCACCGGTTTTTAAAATATTATACGGCGGATAGGTTTGCGAGCTGGCAGAATCTATTTGTTGAACGATACGATCAAATACACGATCCATACCTAAAGTACTACGATAAAATGGACTAAGGTCCATTGCTGTTATTCTAGTCATATTATTCTCCTTTCTTTTCTGAAAATTCAGCATCTACAACATCGTCAGTGTTTACATCTTGAGATTTAGCTTTTAGTTCCCAAATAGGTTGACTTGCCGCAATTAAATCACTAACTGCTTGAGTAATAGCGTCTTTGTCTGTGCCTTTATTAGCTTCTTCTACACGGTCACACGCTTCTTTGATTTTAGTAACTACATCTTCTGTAAGTTGATCTTTTACTTCATCAAGTTCTTTACGTACGGTATGTAATTGATTATCGGCAGAGTTACGAGCATCGATAATTTCACGTTGTTTCTTGTCATCTTCAGCATTAGCTTCTGCTTCCTTTATCATTGCTTGTATTTCATCATCACTTAATCCTGAATTTGCTTTAATAGTGATTTTATTTTCTTTACCAGTATCTTTGTCTTTGGCACTTACTTTTAAAATACCATTGGCATCAATATCAAGTGTAACTTCAATTTGAGGTGTACCTCTACGAGCTGGAGCTATTCCTTCTAAATTAAATTCGCCTAATAGTTTATTATATTTGGCCAATTCACGCTCGCCTTGGAAAACTTTAATTGTTACCGCTGGCTGATTGTCTTCGGCTGTTGAAAATACCTGAGACTTTTTAGTAGGAATAGTAGTATTTTTTTCGATTAACTTACTCATTACTCCGCCCATAGTTTCAATGCCAAGACTTAATGGAGTAACGTCAAGTAATAAAACATCTTTACGCCCGCCACCTAATACATCTCCTTGAACAGCGGCACCTACAGCTACAGCTTCGTCAGGGTTAACATCTTTACGTGGTGCCTTGCCAAACAATTTTTCAACTGCTTCTTGTACTTTAGGCATACGTGTTTGTCCACCAACTAAGATAACTTCGTCAATGTCTGCGGCTGTTACACCAGCATCTTTCATGGCAATTTTACATGGCTCAATACTGCGACTAATTAGTTCTTCTACCAATCCCTCTAACTTAGCACGAGTAATAGTAACATTTAAATGCTTAGGTCCAGTAGCATCAGCTGTGACGTACGGTAAATTTACTGAAGTAGATTGGCTAGATGATAATTCAATCTTAGCTTTTTCGGCGGCTTCTTTAAGGCGTTGTAATGCCAACACATCTTTAGTTAAATCACACCCGGATTCTTTTTTGAATTCGGAAACTAAATGATCCATAATGCGTTGGTCAAAATCTTCACCTCCTAAAAATGTGTCTCCATTAGTTGACAAAACTTCAATTTGTTTTTCGCCGTCAATGTTGGCAATTTCAATAATACTTACATCAAATGTTCCGCCACCTAAATCGTATACAGCAACTTTTCTATCTGCTTTGTCTTGTTTATCAACACCATAAGCAAGCGCGGCTGCTGTCGGCTCATTGATAATACGTAATACTTCCAAGCCAGCAATACGGCCAGCATCTTTAGTAGCTTGACGTTGACTATCATTAAAATAAGCAGGAACAGTAATGACAGCTTGTGTTACTTCTTCTCCTAAATAATCTTCAGCAGTCTTTTTCATTTTGCGAAGAACTTCTGCTGAGATTTGTGGAGGAGCTAATTTTTCACCGTTAGCTTCTACCCAAGCATCGCCATTGTCCGCTTTAATAATAGTATAAGGCATTAAGTCTATATCTTTTTGTACAGCTTCTTCGTCAAATTTACGACCAATGAGACGTTTGGAAGCGTAAATAGTATTTTTTGGATTAGTAACTGATTGTCTCTTAGCTGTTGCTCCGACTAAGATTTCATCTTTAGTGTAGGCAACAATACTAGGTGTTGTGCGTGCACCTTCTGAATTTTCAATTACTTTGGATACGCCATTTTCGATAATAGCGACGCAACTATTAGTAGTTCCGAGGTCGATTCCCAGAATATATTTTTTGCTCATAATTTTCTCCTTTAACTAAGCAAGATACTTCAAACAGACCCAAACAGCAGCATCTGTATTGTATTTATTATATGACTTTCTGAATTATATTAAAAGATAATTGGTTAAAAAAGTTTTTTTGGAAGTTGTTGATCGCGAAGTTTTTTACGCCAACGAGCTTTAGCCGCTCCTTTTTTGCGTTTGCGTTCTGTGGTTGGTTTTTCGTAAGTTTCTCTAGACCGCAATTCGTCAAGAAGTCCAGATTCTTGAATCTTCTTTTTGAATTTTCTTAGGGCTTTTTCAACATTTCCGTCTTTTACTAAAACCGAGCTACCGTATAATTTCATTCATTTTCCTGTGCTAGTGTTACAGGAGTATTTACTAATTTTGCGTTAATTGCTACTTTTAGTATACTTTGTTTACGGTATCTAGGAAGATCAAACATGTGCGGAAGTAAGATTCGTTCTAATTCAGAGTGTAATCCTCTGGCACCTGTTTTATTTTTAAGACTTATTTCTGCTATTAAATTTAGTGATTCTTCTTCAAATTCAAGTTTAATACCATCTTGATCAAAAATCCATTTGTATTGATCTACAAAATTATGTTTTACTTTAGTTAAAATTGAAATTAACTGTTCTTTTGTCAGCGGATGTAAAGTTACAGATGAACTAAATCTACCTACAAATTCTGGAATCATTCCGTACTTGACTAAGTCGTCTGGTGTGCTAGTTTGTTTATCTACATTATTTTCGTCTACTAACAATGCCCCAAACCCAATTGCCGAACCTTGTACACGATTTTTAAGAATTTTTTCCATTCCTACAAAAGCCCCGCCAGCAACAAATAAAATATTAGTAGTGTCAATTTCCACTGTTGCGTCAGTTTTTCTTCCGCCTATGGGACTAATTTTAATTTTTGTACCTTCGACTAATTTTAGTAGAGCTTGCTGTACACCTTCACCGCTTACATCTCTACTTACAGTTGAACTTTCGCTTCTACGAGAAATTTTATCTATTTCATCTAAAAACACAATACCTTTTTGTGTGCGTTCTACATCGCAGTCGGCATTTTGATATAGTCTAGTTATTACTGAATCAACATCATCGCCTACATATCCAGCTTCTGTTAATGTTGTGGCGTCAGCAATAACAAAAGGTACATCTAAATATTTTGCTACCGTTTTAGCCATTAATGTTTTTCCGGTACCAGTTGGGCCAATCATTAATATATTAGCCTTATCAATATTATTTTTTGGATTGTTAATACGTTTGTAATGATTTGTAATAGCAACTGCTAAAACTTTTTTTGCTTCTGCTTGACCAACAACATATTGATCTAAATAATCACGAACATCTCTGGGATCTGGTACTGCTACGTCTGAATTTTTCTTATTGAGTTTTTTATCTACTAATAGTGTACCGCATAAATCAACACATTCATTACAGATAGCAACATTATGACCAACTATTAATTTTCCAACTGAATCTTTGTGCTTGGCACAAAACGAGCAATGAGAAATTTTTTCAGTCATGTTATCCTAAACTTGGGTTATTTTTTAATTTTTCACTAATGCGTTCACGTTCAGCATCGCTTAGTAAATCAGGATCGTACTCTCCTGACCCTACTTTTTCTATTAAATGATTTATGTAAGCATCATCATAAATGTATCCGTCACTTAAATTTTTATTCACACGTATCCATTGAGCTCCGTTATACTTGTAAAGTTGGCTAGGTAAATTATCAACACGTAAGAACATATCGCCTTTGTCGGCAAATTTAGGAAATTCAATACCAAAACCTTTAACTTCACCTGACGAAGGCTCATTGTCTGCTTCTAATCCTAACTTTAAATTGATTAAATCTCTATCACTTAAATTAAGTGTTTCAAAGTGTTCTGGATGCTCCCACGGTAAATGGTCAATTTCTTTTCTATCTAATTTTTCTAAATATTCAATATAAGTATGTCCAGGGTTGTCAGCTTTCCAAACTTTCATGGCATGTTGCTGTTGTTCATTGCCATAAGGTTCTATATCATCTTGTAATTTTTGATAATCAGGATCTTGAGTTTTTGGAAATAATTCTTGTCTGCTAATTATGTCGCCCTTTGGTAATGCTTCGTTAGCTGTTTCAATAATTGCTTTAATTTCTTCTTCAGTTAATGGGCCATCGTCTGGTTCGTATTTGGTGTCTTCTATGATGGGGTTATGTACATATTCAAATTCCGGTCCGGTTTGAATCCATTCTCCGTCGGGGGTACGCACACCTTCAAAGTCAGTTTTAATAATTTCTGTGTCATTAGGTTTCTGACTAGATATACTTTTTTCTTTATCTTCTTTTTCCCATTCAAACACCTGAGTGGCGGCTAGTAGTAAAGTCAATGCCAAGGGATCAAATACGGATACAATTAAAATAATTACCCAACGTACAGATTTTTCTAATATATTTTGATCGGGATTATCGCCATAAATTAATGCCGCAATATATTTTATCGGTCCAACCTCAGCGTCCACTTTACGGACTTCGGCGGCAATTGGCGCTCTTTCCTCGTTAAGGGCTGATATCTTTTTTTGGCTTTCTGTAATGTCCGCAAGGAGGCGAGTACGTTCTTTCTGCTGGGAGCGGCGAACTGCGACTGATCGATCCGCCCCGGCTTCCGTTGATGAGCGACCCATAATTTGGTCCACAGCCTCGTCCATCTGTTTGAGTGCTTTGCGATTAGCATCTATATTCTCCCGTTCGGTTTTAATTTTTTCATCATATATGGCAATTTTAGCAGTGACATCTCCGGATACTAAACTTTGATCACTATGTGCTTTACTTAAAAAGCCAAAGACACCCATTGATGTCATAACCATTAACGCCGCCACAGAAAATGACAGATAAATTTTATACTGTAATCTAGCTCTATCCCAATGTTTGTGTAACCATAAGGTGGTAACTATTTTTCCAACTTCTAAACTTGCGCCCAATATAACAACCGGCCAAAATGCCGAAGCAAAGATAGCGGTTAATCCTAATATAGAGTAAGCAGCCGCAGAAATACTAATAATTAAAGCGGTGATTAAGGTTATATATCCTAAAAGCATATAAGTATATTTAGCTCCAAGTACGGTGGCATTCTGCTACCCATTCGTTCCCATCTTCTTCATCAATTTGCCATTTAACATCGGCAGGTATTTCTACAACTTTTAACTCAGCGTGAATATCATTAGCCTTATCAGCTAATTGTTTTACTACACTAACTAGCACAGGGTCATCTCGTGGTATCGTGTGATCAACAAATTGTTTGCCATTGACCATGATTTTTGATCCTAATCGGTTTTGAGTATCTCGATCTTGCTGAGGTTCAAACGTATATTCGATGCCAGCCAATTCTAAATACTTTAGTATTGCTTCGCGACTAAGACCAAATCCTCCGTAACAACTATTAATGACAATTTTTCTAACTCCACGAAGATGTTTAATTAGTTCGTCATACTCTGGTTTTATTTTTTCAACCATTTGTCAAGTGTGAGATTATAATCACGTTGCGTAGCTACCATTTGATTTTCTAAATTTCTTAATCTTCGTTCAGTGCGTAACTGTCTAGCCATTAAGAAAATAATTCCCGATAACATTAAAGTTAAAATAATACCCCACCCTGCTATTAATCCGTATACATAGTACCAAAGATTTGTAATACTATCTGTTAATACAGTTAACGGAGCCATTATTCTTTTCCTTTAGGCAACCAAATATATCCTTCTTCCTCTTCGTCTTTTCGAAATTGATCTTCTCTATATAACATTAATTTGTGTTGATATTCTTGTTCAGTTAACGCATGCCATCCACAACAGTCTCCAGTAGGGCTACGTCCGCATCCGCAAGTTCCTAATTTAGTGTCTGTTTTTGGCATCATCTAATTATCCCTCGGCATTTCAGAAGCTTCTTTAATCAATGTTACTAGTCCATCGATATCTGGAATAATAAGTTTAGCAGTTGCCCAATCTTCATTGTCATCACGTCCACTTATTTCAAACATAAATCCATTATCAACCATTTGAACAGTAAAATTATCACTGACTTTTTCCATTTTATCACTTAATTTTAATACAGGTTTTTTTGCAGCCATAGTATTCTCCTAATAAAAATATATTTTATAATACAATACTTTAAAAGTCAAGTCTTAAGTTTTCCTTTAACTTGTATTAAGGCTCCTCGATATCTCCAATCACCGCCGATTTCATCATCTATGCGCCCTGTGATTGGTTTGAAATTAGCCTTACCATTTTCTAGCAATTTAAATTCACGAAACTCATCTGGTGTCAATACAAAGGAATCTACAGGCCCTTCTATTTGGTTTTTAGCCAATTCTAAATCCATAAGTTCAATTACAGTAAATTTCCTACGTATAGTTTTCATTATTTCCCCCATTTGATTTTGTTCCATACTTGCTCGTGTGCGATATGTATCATGGTATTCAATACCGAATATATCGCTACAATAAGTATGGCACTGTCAATGTCTTTGGTTACTGCCCAACTAATAAAAAAAGTAATAATAGCACTGATAGATCTTCCTGTAACAGTTTTAATTACTACACGTCGATTAGCTTCTTTACGATTTATTTGATGAGGACGTGGTCTTGTTAATCCCATATTTTCCTTATTTTATTTTTACAAATTTACCTAACTTTATATCTTTTCACCAGCTTCAAATCCACGGAATCTTACAAATCTTGGAAATCTCAAACTGTAAGTTCCATCTTGGTTTTGTGTGACAGCATCTGCCGCAACTTCAACCACTCGACCAAGCAGGTTATCTCTGGCGGTCCAATATTCATCGCGATCAGTGTCGGAAAGACCACTGCCCACATTGACGAAAATAGTACGATCATCATCTACTCCTTCACAAATAATAGCACCCAATCTACCTTCATTACGACCAGTACCTTCTTCGAACCCAACTATATTTAAGTCTACTGTTATTACAGGTTTAAGTTTCATCCAAAAAGTACTGCGTTTACATTCATAAGGTGCTTCTATGTCTTTAATCATGATACCTTCAAATCCAGCATTAACAGTATCATTACTAAATCTTCTTAAAATGTCGTGTCCTTCTGCTGTATCCAAGTTAACATTAAATCCATCCATGACACGTATACAACTAGTATGTTCATTAAATGCGTCACGACAGTCTTCTAATATACCGGTACGTTTAGATTGTTGAGCGTTCCAATATCCACGTTCAAAATCTGCTAAGGGAATAAAATCAAATACAGAATAAACTAAGTCATCGGTATTAACTTCTGTTTTACGTTGTGCCTGTTTCATTAATGCTTGAAAACTTGTACCAATTACTTCTCCATCAAAAACAACGGCGTTACCATATTTGTTTAAAACTTTTTGTAATTTTGGTCTGATATTATTAAATGCTTCTTCGATATGTTTGAAATTTTCAAATGGTTTGCCATTACGGCTATACAAATTAACGGAAGTTTTGGTAACCATTGCTAGTACACGAACACCATCTAACTTCTGTTCAAGTCGTTTAATCCCTGTCATTTTACCGGAATGTTTATTACTGTCTGTGGCTAATTGACATTCAAATACTGGGATTCGCCATTCGGAATTTCCTAATACTTTGTTTAGTGTACGTTCGGTGATACCACAGCGTAAATCTTTAATAATTACTCTACGACATAAACTATTCCATTCTAAACTGTCAAATTGTTCACTCATAAATTCAATAGCAGTTTTAGCGTTGTGCCCAGTAAGACTTCTAGTACGTAAACCTTCTAACATGGCCCAGAACTTGGGCCATGGATTTGGTCTATTTTCTAATCCTTGTGTTTCGGGTACCTTTTTAACACCAAAAACATAGAATGGATTGTATGCTTGATAGCAATTAAACAAAAAGCATTGGGCATTGGCAGATCCTAACTTAGCCGCCATTAAGGCTTTTTCAATTACAGATTCTTTGTGTAATCGGCTGTCACTGCTTTCAAGGTCTCTGATCCAGTCTGCCGCCAATTTTATTCCTTGGAAATTTTCGCTAGTGTAATCTATTGACATATTATTTACCAAGTTTTTTGATGTGGTCAATTACTTCGTTAGCTTCAGGATAGCCTTTGAGGCCTTTGTTTTCAACCAATTGTTCTATCATGTCAAATTGTATATCGTGTAATCCGCCTACAAAAGTCATTATTTGATCTCTAGTAAGTGTATAACGTAGCAAATTAATTTTTTTATTAAATTCCATTATCTATTGCCTCGTTAATAAGTTTGGTCACAAGTTCATTCAATGGTTTAAATTTTCTACGATATTCACTAACATACCAAACACCGTTGTCAAACAAATAGTAGTACTCTACACCGCACTCATCGTAGTAATTCATCCATTCTTCTTTAGAGTTAAAAGTTCTAAATTCTGCATTTTTTTCCTCTCTGTCTCTCTGATAAAATGTACATTGTGTACTTACATGAGTAATATTTTCAATTTCTATATGCTCTAATTTATCATGAAAGTCATGTTTTTCGCCAATATCAGCACCTAAAGAACTGAGGTCACCTAGTGCGATAAGATTGTTTACTTTTGGACTTGCTTGATAAAATCTATCTAAAATAAATCCGTTATGTTCAATGTAACCATCCCAATGGCAGTAAACTGCCTTAATTATGTCAACGTGTTTGATAGCGATTGTTGAACGAGTTCCCATTATGCTGTCTCCTTGTACATTAATGTAATTGATGGATGAGCAATATAGCCGTCATAATCTAACTGGCTCTGCTCAAATTCTGTTAAGAAATCATCAGCTACAAGCCCGTATCCAACGATGTATTGTTGGCTACCATTGTCCTTCCATTCTACTTTATGACGTATATCTTCTACCACACGGTCTTCTTCACCTTGAGAGACATTGAGTACAAAATAATCTTCGCCACCCTTGAATTTCCAACGCTGGGGGCATGAACCTTCACCATCCCAATCATGGGCGCCATAGTTTTCTAAATATTGGCATTGTATATGTAATTTCATGCTAGCTCCTAACTGTTAATATATGTATATTATACTACTATTTTGGAAATTTGTCAACCATTTTTTGTATTTGGTCGTTATATTCCAATTGACTCAATCTCATATCATATACTAATTTTACTAGAAATAAAACAACCCCTGTGCCTAGTAATGTAATGAATTGATTGGCTGTAGGGTTAAAATAATTAAATAGTGCGGCCAAAGATATACTGCCTAAAAAAACTATACCAAAAAATAATACTGTAAAAATTATTGCTCTTGTTTGATTTTTCATAATAACTCCTTGTTTAAAAGTGCTGGTTTTTATTTCAAGTCTAAAACCAGCAAAAGCGACATGCGGGTTTCTGGAGTATCAAGGCTCTCCAAGGAAGGCTTCTCCCCATTACAGCCTAAATTAATCTAATCTACTTCCGGCATAAGCACGGAAACCATATTTTTCTAAAACCTTCTGGGCGGCATACGCACCAGCTTCTTTGGTGTCGATATTTTGGCAATTATGTTCCGAAGGATTCCAGATTGAAAATGCCTTATTGTAATTCTGTGTAATACCAGCGGCTTTCAATGTCTTGCCCATTTTAGTGTTGCCTTTGATACCAAAAATCTCAACCCAGGCAAAACCACAGGCATATTGATCAACACCACCAAGTTTTTCTTGGAAATAAGCATCTGCGGCTTCACGAGCGGCTTGTTTAGCTTCTTTTACGATTTCTACTACTTGTTCTTTAGTGTAATTCATTTTAGCTCCTTCTTTATTTGTTAATATATGTATATTATACAATCAATTTTATCAAAAGTCAACCAGATTAAAAATGTGGGTCCAAATACTCTTGTTTACCTGGAACCAAAAAGCAATAACGGCATCCAGTTGAGGTGTAATAAACTCGCCCATCTTTTGCTACTTTTTGGGTGTATTTTTTGCCCGAATCAGTGAAAATAAAACGCTTGGTGATACGGGTGATTTTACCGTCAAAATAACGATCTCCGCCAATTCCGTAACTTACTAGATCGCCTACTTTATATTGTACTGTTGTCATTTCCGCTCCTAAATTGTTACTATACTAATATTATACCCGAAATGCCGTTTTTGGTCAACCGATTTGCTTTCTTAATAATCTTGTGTAGAATGGCCGATTACATAAGACTTCCCATCCTCATACTTTTCTGGTAAAAAAGCATTCGTATAATCTCTACAGGAATAATAACCTTCTTCTGTGACGATCAACTCAGCGTCCATTGGTAATTTGGATAACGCTTCAATCATTTCTTTTACTGTTACTGTCATTTTATTGCTCCTTTTGTTTTACTATACAAATATTATAGCAAAATTGGTATTTTAAGTCAACCAAAATATCCAATATTTTTGGGTGGCGTAAGTCATTGATTTTGAATAGGAATTTAAACCCAAAATCCACCGGTTTTTACTTTTTCAAGCCCAGGGCTTCACGTTCTTCTTGGGTAAGTTTGGCCAATGCCTGTGCTTTCAGCTCAATTTTACGTTGTTTGGCTAACCGGGCTTGTTCTTGCCGATGAATGGCTTCCAAACGACCTTGCCACCACTCACGCATACCGTCATGTTTGAGGAAAACGAAATCGGCCTGACCGGCATCAACCAAGGCCTGGGTGGCCACGTGGGCGTAGGCCGCTAGTCGATCGCACTGATTTAGTAAACTAGTATAGCTCTGGGTTGTTGAAGTTTCGAAATCCTTCAGCAGGGCTTTTAGCAGTAAATCTTTTTTGTTGATAGCCACAGAGGCCTCCTTTCAATTATATGCTACTATTATAATTGAACAAGAGTTTTGAGTCAACCAAAATAAGTTTTGGTTTTTACAACACTTACGTTGTCGGAGGATATGGTGGTTGATCGGGAGAAAGTGTGGCTTGTGGTGGCAAGGTGGATGGCGTCACAGGTGGATTATTATAAGTTCCTATACCAGCATTAGTAAGTACTGATTGTGTAACACCTTGTCGTAAACACGCAACGACTGCTTGCCCGCCTATAATACTTAAATCTGCTACCGCTTCTAGATACTGAGCTGTTCCACCAACTGTTTGGTTTAATCCATAAGTTGGTAATTGTGATATAAATCCATTCATAGCAGATTGACTATGTTGATAATCATTGAAATTTATACTGGCTTTTGTTTGTAAATTAAATTCATAAGATAATTGTGAAGCCATACTATTCCAATATGTATTCAGTTGGTGTGTTTGATTCGGATAGGTTGATACTAATGTTGTTATTTCGGTATTTGCCGCGGCAATTAGTGCTACCATGGCATCATTAATAGTATCGTATGGTCCAGCCGCTGGACCAGTTGGAATGTCAACCGGACCAGTATCAGGACCATACACACCATTTAGTGTATCAACCATAGTACTGTATATTGATGATAAACTAGTAATATTCATTGTGTTTACTGTACTAACTGTACTAGTTAAATTTGTGGTAAAACCTATACCGGTTGAAACTCCTAAAATGTCCACGACATTTACCGTATTGCCACCATTTAAACTATTATAAAAGTTTAAAGTTGCTTGACTAACTGGAGATGTTTGAGCATTTATTAAATTTAATCCGTAAGTAGTTTGAACATTAGCTACAGCTTTGGCAAAAGAAGGCAAAGTGAGATTACTAATATTAATAATACCTTTCATACTTGTAGCCAATGCTTTGTTTGCTAAAGCCTGGTCAGGAGGTATTATTTGACTTAATCTATCGTAGGTTGTCATGATGTTGTCCTTAATGCCCACGATGGCAATGATTGGAGCAGTGTATTATTAACAGTGCCTGCAGTATCGGTGTATATAAACTGACTAATGCTGTTTACATTATAAACTGTTAAGGACTGAAAACTGTTGGGGAAAAGTTTGTAAGGATTGATTAAATCTGCCATTGTATTAATGTTGGCCGTTTTCACACCAAGAATTTGTAAAACTTGAGTTAAAGTATCTCCGGTAATTTTTGTCATTGCGGTATACATAGCTCTTTGATCTAAAATACTCACAGTAGAGGCTGTAGTTTGACTAGATGTTAAATTAAGAATTGTGTCAGCATTCACTCCTGAATTTACCATGATTAATGATATACTAGAAGATATACCACCAATAAGTGCCAGTTGCTGAAACACAGCTAACGGAGTTCCCATCTCGTCTAAATTTTTCAAATTAATTAAAGAGCCTAAATTGATTAAATCTTGTCCCCATAAACTTGTACTGGCATTTACCGCTGTAATATCACCGGTTACCATATTATTAGTATTAGTAAACATGTTACCTAAATAGGTATTGGCATTTTGAACAGATGTAATTTGTTGATTAGTAATTGTTACATACGATTCTGCCGAATTAAATGCTTGAACAAATTTAGTAAGATCACCGTTACCCATATATTTGTTTGCTGTGGTACTTAATAAATTTGTAAAGCCCGCCGATGTAGGTAGTGTAGAGTATGTGTTTCCTATACTGTCACCCAATGCTGGGCAAGTAGTGTTGCCTATAGTTTCTAAAGATTTAATAGTTCCAACAGATAAATTGCCAACTCCACTAGCTCCTAAAGTAATAGCAGTTACACAGTTACCTAAAGCACTACTGGTATTATATGAAGTTATAGCATTTGTAAAAGCCTGATTAACTATCAAGCCTTGGTTTTGAAGTAAACTAGCTCCTGCTGTTAACTGTAAAGGGGTCAGTGTACTAATTATTGTCATAATAATTACCCTATTCTAACAGTAGGATTTCCTGTTCCTCTAGAATGACCACAACTATCTGCGTCAGTACTAACAACAATAGGCAACCCACCAGCACGTACAGTTGAATTTGATCTAGCCACAGTAACGGCTGCTCCGGTAAGACACAAAGGTTTAATAATAGGAGGACGGTGTGGCGTAACGGGAGAGCCCGAAACCATTATTGGGGCGCCTCCTACTCTTACCGTGGGAATTCCTTTAGTGGCTTGTCCGCCACAAACATTTGGTATTCCTTCTGTAACTACTTGTCCTGGCATACTAACCCATCACGATTTTTTTACTTGGAACGGCAATACCTGTTGTAGTCTGTATGTATTTTTGTTTAATAGCATCAGCGGTATCGACTACCATTGTAACGTTTTTAATATTTAGCGTTACTTTTGCCCCTTCTTCTGATGTAAAAATCGTCTGCATTAGGCCCATGCCTTGTGGGCCAGGTGATACACTTAATGGTTCTACTATGTAAACATAGTCACTATCAAAACCTACTACTTTTCCAATTACTTCTTCGCTAGAAGATAGTTTGAATGTATAAACTTCGTTTTCTTTAATATTCATTTTATCCTTGTAAATGTCTGCGTAATTCTGTAAACCCGCCAATATAGTTATCGTCTAAGAAGATCTGTGGTAAAGTTCTTGCCGTAGGCACTGCTTCTAATAACTGATCTCTAGTCCAATCTTTGTTGATATTACGTTCTTCAAATTCAATACCTTTCATTTTAAGTAATCCTTTGGCTTGATCGCAAAATGGGCAGGAATTTTTGCTCCATACAATAGCTTGTGTCATAATTATTCTCCTTGTTATAAATTTGGTAGTGCGTCGTAGTCTAATGAATCGCTCATCACGCCAATGACATAATTGGTAGATTCGGATTCCTGTAGTGCGGTTTGTTTGTTACTGACATTGGTATGTTTGTTAAACCAAGGGATAGGCGTTGTTTTTGGGGCCGGAGTTTGATATTTAATACCAATTTCTTTAAGAGCATTTACTGCAGTATAGTCAACAAAGTCTTTGAGAATACCAGCATTTAATCCGATGACAGGTCCTTTTTGGAACAAATAATCGGCCCATTGTTTTTCTTCCCGTATAACATCTAAGTACATTTGATAAACTTCCGCTTCACATTGTTGTTTAGCTCGAGCAAATCTTGAATCTTCTTTTACAACTTGATTAATTAACCATGCGGTCCAATCTTTATGTAGTATTTCATCTTGTAAAATTAATGAAATAATATTGCCGTTACCAATAAAGATACGATTTTCTACCATGGCTAAACTTGTGGCAAACGATACCATAAAACGGAAAGCTTCTAATCCATAACTGGCGTTAAGGGCTAACCAAATAGCACGAATATATTCGTCTTCGTCAATGTCTAATCCTGCTTCTTTTTGACAATTTAATTTGTTTAATTTATCATAATATTCACCAATGCTACTGGCCATATTGATAATTTCCTGGGTGTCATGTATAGTATTGAATACATCTTTAGGCACATTATATATGTTACGAATAATATGACTGTAACTACGGCTATGAATATTAGTTTCAAAAAACGACCAATTATACATTAGTGCTTCTAATTCCGGAATTGAACATACCGGAGTAAAGACCTGTGCCGGACCTCTGCCTTGTAAACTGTCTAAGGCAGTTTGTCTTAATAAATTACTGGTAAAGATATGGCGAACTGTATCGCTAGCTTCTTTAAAATCGTTAGTGTCTTTGGTCAAACTGATTTCTTCTGGCACCCAAAAGAATCCTCGAGCTTCTTGCTCAAATTTTACAATTTTATTGTATTTTACTTCTTCAAATCTCTGTATCGTTACAGGACCCGCTGGGTCTAGAAACATTTTACGATTGAGATAATCGGTTTTGGTTGATAAGTTATATTGTTGTTTGCTCATTTATATTTTCCTGATGCTAGCACAATCTTACAGATGTGTTCTAGTCTTTCTATGTGTTCATAGGCACGCCATGGGCTTGTGTCTATTGCAACTACTCCGTGACCTTTAATTCCAACTATGTCGTAGGCAATATTGCCTTTTTCATCTAATTGTAACATTTTATGACATTGGTCAGCAAGTTCTTGACTGATAGGTGGCACATCACCTACATTTGGTGCTACTCGTGTGTATCTATTTAATTCTGGAAACGCTTCGCTAATTGTACTTAAATCAATACCAGCGTGCATAGCGGCAATACAATATGTTGGATGGACATGAACAACCACACGAACTTCATTACTATGTTGTCCCATTTCTCTTTGTAGTCCGAAATGTAAGGGCAATTCACCACTAGGATTAAGATTGGCGCTAATAGCTGTATAATCTAAAACTCTGCTACTGTAAATTTTACGAGGAGGTTGATCATAATAGCCTGTGTCGATGGCAATCTTTTTAAACTGATCAGGCTGCAGAGTCTGCTTACGCACACCGCTAGGTGTGATGTAAAAGTGATCACGATCGTGATGTCGTATACTTACATTACCATCACGGCTAGTGATCCAATTACGTTTATAAGCATCTACTAGAATATCGCAGATAGTTTCTAACATCTAAATTTTCCTTAATTAAAATATTGTTTGACTGTGTTAAGACCTTGTAGTATCTTATTTTTGTCTTCTTCAGCACGTGCCTTGGCTTCTGGGGTAGTGGCTTTATCGCGTTTTTTACTGGTAATGTCCTCTAGGGCTTTTCTTTCGTATAAATTCCAAAATTGATTCATAAAATCTTTGGCATCAGAATAATTAGCCAATTCACCTTTACCAAACATGCCGTTAGCTTCGCAACTTTCGGCGAATCCTTTTACACCATTTACCAGCTTACTAATTTTTACATCTTCAACGTCGTTACCTGGAAATTGTTTAAGTAGCGGACTGATTTTAGGATTCTTTACTCCCATTTCTCTAGCCAAGTATATAAATGTGTCATAGATAAATGTAGTTGGTTCTGTGGTAATAGTTTGTATCTGTGTACCTTTTTGTTTGCTGAATGGAACTTTTTTACCATCAATTACTTTCAACTGTACCCCGGCATGCTGTATACTCATATCCAATAAACTTCCAAGTACGCTGTACATATTGCCTGTTAATAATCCTTTAACACCTCGCTCAGGAGTGACACGAGCGGCGCCCCATTTTTTTAAACGGTCAGGATGCCACATAAAATCAATTTGTACAAAATCATTGCCGCCAATGTTAAAAACTGGATGTCCTGGTTTACTTTCTGTAATATCTACATAAGGCGCTAGCCCTGCGTTGATGAAATCGTCAGTTAATGTATTCCAATATAAAGTAAACTGTCCTTGTGTCATACCTTCTGTTTCTGGAGCTACCATCTGTAAATCTATATCTCCATATATTTTTTCCGGATGTTCTATGGTATCTTCTTCGTGATAAGCACTTGACCCAGTAGGGCGTCCTCGATGTATTGGTCCAAGATTTTGTTTCGACAAATACCGATTAAAGTCATCGACAAAACGATCAACAACTTGTAATGCTGTGCCAACAACCGCAGGATGTAGCACTGTACTTTGAGTAAGTGTTGTATCCCATCCACCTTCTAATATAACGTCTTTTATTCGCATACTGACTCCTGCCAAGGATCTTGAATGCCAGCCCATTTTTGTACGACATAGCTCCAAGTCATTAGCTGATTGTAAGTAGGATATAAACAAGCCCAATCAAACCTTAACATTGGATAACTTATTAGGTCTCCTATACGGTATAATGTTAAACTTAAAATATATCCCAATATTTTTTTCATAATTTGCAACTTTCACAATCTTCTTGATCACTAAAGTCAATTACTTCTAAAGCTGTTTCACTTTCGTCTTTATCGACTCCTTTACTGCCTTGCTTATTGATTAAGCTATAATACAGAGTTTTTCCGCCCCATTTATGGAATAGCATTAAGTTCTTGGCAATTAATGTAGTAGGAACTTTTCTGTCAGGAAAATGAGCCGGATTGTAGAAAGTATTCGAACTCAAGCTCTGATCGGTGTATGCCGCGATAACAGCGGCTGTCTTAAGGTATTCGATACAGTCTTTTTGATCCCACATAAGTTGATATTTTGCTTTTAACTTATTGTAT